ATCTGCATATAAGCGGAGAGGAAAAGAGCGGTGGCAAATGCTTTATCCGCGCATCAAAGCAAGACGCTCACGGCTTCGGTAGCGCCCTTACCTATTGCCGCCGTTATGGCTTGATGGCTGCTTTCGGAATCGCGCCCGAAGATGATGATGGAAATGCTGCCGTTAAACAGGTTAAGCACGACGAACCGATCAACCAGACGCAATGCGATATGCTGCGCACGCTGATCGAAGCCAGCGGATCGAACATCGTGGCATTCTGCAAATATTATGGGATCGAATCGCTGCCGGAATTGCCTGCAAACAAATTCGCCCATGCGGAGAAAAGCCTGCAAACCAAATTGGCAGCCAAAGGAGACGCAGCATGATCGAGCAGCGCACAACCGAATGGTTCGCACAACGCTGCGGCCATCTTACCGCTTCACGCATTGCCGATATGATGGCGCGCACCCAGAAAGGATGGGGCGCGTCTAGGGCAAACTATGCCGCCCAGCTTATTGCAGAGCGCCTGACAGGTGTTGCGGAATCTGGATTCACAAGCGCAGCGATGCAGCATGGCATAGACACAGAAGCAGCCGCTAGAGCCGCCTACGGCTTCATGCAGGACGTTGAGGTTATCGAAGCCCCATTCGTTCTGCATCCCCGCCTGGCATGGTCTGGCGCGTCTCCTGATGGCTTTGTGGGCGATGATGGACTGGTCGAGATAAAGTGTCCGAATACCGCAACGCACATCACCACACTGCGCGGCGGCGAGATCCCCGACAAATACATCAAGCAGATGCAATGGCAGATGGCCTGCACCGAAAGAGATTGGTGCGACTTCGTTAGCTTCGATCCGCGAATGCCGGTTGAAATGCAATTGCACATTCAGCGGGTTGATCGGGATAATGACTTGATTGCGGAGATCGAAAGCGCCGCGATTGGGTTTCTTACTGAGATTTTGGCAACCGTCGCAGAATTAGAAGCCATTTATAGAAAGGTGACATAATGAGCAGTTTGGTAAGACGCATTCAGCGTCAGCAATATCCGTCAGCGACTGGCAATCCGCCACGCAGGAAGTTTTACAATGGCAGGGGGCAAAGGCTTGGCGCGACCAATCCGAAATGCACCAGCCTGATTGCTCGACAGAATCGGGAAAAGCGCAATGCAGAAAGGAATGAAGCGTGACAGTTATTACAACCATCGTCGGCAATGTCGGCAAGGATGCGGTCTATAAGGAAGGGCAAAGCGGAAAAGGTTTCGTTAGCTTTTCCGTGGGCGCATCAGTGGGCTGGGGCGATAAGAAGGAAACGCTCTGGTTCGATGTGACGAAATGGAACTCTAGCCCCAAGCTGGCAGAGATGGTTCTAAAGGGAACCAAGATCACCGTGATCGGTGAATTGTCCACCCGTGAGCATAACGGCAAGACTTACCTGCAAATCAATGCACAGACTGTCGATCCGCAAAGTCGATCAGGCGCAGGCAGTGACAGCCAACCACAGCAAATTAGTGTTGGCGGCGGTAGCGGTGATGGCTTCGGCTACGGCACCGATCTTGACGATGACGTTCCATTTTGAGGAAGGAAAAGATTATGAATGTAGCAGCAGACCAACTCCGCCTATATCTGGAGCGCATCGAGCGTCTTGAGGAAGAAAAGCGCGGAGTGTCGGAAGACATTAAGGCTGTTTATTCCGAAGCCAAATCGAGCGGCTTTGACGTGAAGGTTATGCGCCAGATCGTAAAGCTACGCCGAATGGAAACCCATGTTCGCCAGGAATGGGAAGCCGTTCTCGAAACCTATAAAGACGCACTGGGTCTTTAAGATGCTGCCACCCCGTCGCCCACAAGCTGCAAAGCGTCCCAAGCGATTCGTATCGCCAGCGCATTGCAAGTTCGTTCGCTCCCATGCCTGCTGCGTGTGCCAGACCTATGATCATATCGAGGTTGCTCACGTCAGAACGGGAACGAACGGGGGGATGGGGTTAAAGCCTGGCGATTATTGGACGATCAGCCTTTGCCGCGATTGCCATTCGGAACAGCATAGAATCGGTGAGCAGTCTTTCGAGACAAAGCACGGCATCGACATGAAAGAGCTTGCACGGGCATTTGTGAAAGCTAGCCCGAAGCGGAGTGAATTGGAAAGGGCGCGTGATGGATAAGCGCACGATCAAGCTGGTATCGAAGGCGCACCGAGATCGAGCCGCCAGTCTTATCTATCAGGCCCCACAAGGCTATGTCATGGCGATAGGCGAAGAAACCCGCACACAAGAACAGAATCGCCTTATGTGGCCATTGATCGCAGACATACAGGCGCAGGTTCTAGAGACAGCCACATTCTCAGCCGATGATATGAAATTGCGTTTCCTGCACGCATTGGGGCAGGAGATGCGCTTTCTGCCGGAACTAGAAGGCGCTGGAATGTTTCCAGTGGGCCAGCGATCCAGCACGCTGTCGAAGTCGCAGTTCACTGGGCTGATCGAGCTTCTGTTTGCGTATGGCGCAAAACATGGCGTGCGCTGGTCGGACAAATCCCAGCGAACGATTGAAAGCATAAAATGAAATTAAAGGTGTTGGACCTTTTTTCTGGCATAGGAGGATTTAGCCTTGGCCTCGAACGAACAGGCGGATTCGAAACCGTCGCCTTCTGTGAAATTGAAGACTTCCCCAGGCGAGTGCTTGCAAAGCATTGGCCCAGCGTCCCATGCTACCGAGACGTGCGCGAACTTACCGCAGAGCGACTTGCTGCCGATGGAATTGCCGTTGACGTTATCTGCGGAGGATTCCCCTGCCAAGACATTAGCACGGCAGGAAAAGGCGCTGGGCTTGCCGGTGAGCGATCAGGGTTATGGTCAGAGATCGCCCGTCTTGTTGGCGAATTACGACCACGATACGTCATCGTGGAGAACGTCTCAGCATTGCTTGGTCGAGGGCTTGGAACTGTTCTCGGAGACTTGGCCGAGATCGGGTATGATGCGGAGTGGCACTGCATACCAGCTTCCCACGTTGGCGCACCTCACCGACGCGACCGCATCTGGATTGTGGCCTACCCCGCGCTCATGCAGTGCAATGGGCGCAACGATAACACCGCAATCGGCATGGAATCCAAATCGCCAACCAAACTTGGAAACGGTTGTGGGGCAGAGACTTTGGCCAACGCCACAGGCCAGCGACAACAGGGACAGGGGCAGCCTATCCAGTGGGGCAGTCAAGCGCCGCATGGAGAAGGGCAAGCAGATAAGCCTCTCCCAATCCGTCTCGGAGGTATCTGGCCAACTGAACCCAACGTGGGTCGAGTGGCTAATGGGATTCCCGATAGGTCACACCGACTTAAATCCCTCGGAAACGCCGTAGTCCCGCATATTCCTGAACTTATCGGAAACGCAATTCTGTCCGCGATTGGCGTAGATGTAAAATAATTATTTTGTGCGAAATTTTCTCTTGCAATATGTGTGAAGGTAATTATTCTGACCACATCAACAAAGCAGATCGGAGTTACCAACATGACACAAATTTACATAGTTCGCACCAAGGACATGAGTCTTATCCGGCGCGTAAATGCGCGTAGCGAGCAGGAAGCGATTTGCAAGGTTGCACGCAAGCACGGTGATCGAGATTATTTGGTCTATCTGTTCTAAGGGAGAGCGCAAATGCCGCTTGAAGCTTTTATCCTGCTGGGAATCATCATCTGCATGTCGGTCGTGGTTTATGACGAACTTTTCAAGGGAGGCGAATAATGCTTGCTGCTGAATTCACCAAAGGCCGCAAATCTGGTGCGGATACGCTCGACATTACGCGGATCGTCAATGGTCAGCGCACATATCTCGAAAGCTATGAAGTCTTGGGCAAACGCGAAGCCCGTAAAGTCGCGCAATCATTGGGCGCTACGCCTTGGAATTTTTAAGGATCAATCATGAAAAAAGAATATGTCACCGTCAGAATGTCCAGCGATCTTCGCGCTAAAATTACCGAGATGGCGAAGGCGGATATGCGTTCAGTGAGCGCCCAGATCCACATCATGCTTGAACGGGCCGTGCAGGAAAAAAGCAATGGTTGATCAAACTCAAGAGCTTGAAATCCTCCAA